TTATCGTTGCGGAATATTTAAATACCAACGCTTGTCATGAAAATCTTGCGCTCCGCCTTTAGTGTTCCCTTCTGGATCATTCGTTGCGCGCATCATTACATAGACTTTCTTATTAGGAAAATTACGCATATTGAAAGATACATGATAACCAACGTTTCCAGAAGTATTATAAGCTTGATTTACATCTGGTCTATAAATTCCATCAGCTCTTACTCGAGCTAATTCTTTCCCAGTATTGTAGTCCATAATGAAAATATACTCGTATTTATAGTTAGCAATGTGCCATCCAGCAACATGCAAGTTTGCGTTTTCGATTTCTCCAAACTGATCAATGTGGGCGTAATTCGTTCCATCTGTCAGTGTAGGATTAGCTGCACCAGCTCGNTGTCCAAGTGCTTTGCGAGTCATTTCTTTGATCACAAATTCCTGTCCGTTGTAGAAAACAGAAGACTCGTATTCGACTAAATCAAATACTTCCTGATTCAACGAATTGCTGGTAACGGTAAAGCCAATCTCCCACGTTTCATTTTGTTGCCAGTTTTCATAAAAAGAACCCTTGTCATAACCGACAAGGATTTCTTCTTTGGTTTGTTCATAATTTCGAATAATTAAATCAGTCACTCAATCACCTACTTATACAAGAATCGGAAATCCCATGAAGATTTCACGCGAGTAATATTTTGGATCTCGATTTCATTGACACCCTCAACCAAATTGATCAGACCGTGATTCGTATTGATTCCACATCTTACACCGTTCAATTTTGGAATCACGCCATCCAAGACTAATGTCTGTCCGAGATTCGTAGAAAGTGATGGATAGTAAATAAATCGATCGCCAGTTGTTTTATTGAAAATCGTCACATTTCCTTCTGATTCTCCTTCTAATGCGATCCGCAGATAATGTTCACGTGGATCAATTTCAAAGCTTCCAGCATTGTAAATAATGAAGTGACTAGTCTGATGCGTGTACTTGTAATCTTCCGCCACTAGACCTTGCGAGAACTGCCATTCTTCCTCTAGATTGAAATCCGTTAAAGTAGTTGCGATGGATTCAGAATATCCTCTGATAGCTTCCAGATTTACAGTATATCTTGTGTAAATTACGCCTTTTCTTTCATCGTCAATAGAATCATAAACTACTCGATATTTTTTACCTGGCTCTTTGCTGTAAATTAGATAAAATTCCGGTTCTCTAGTAAACAATTCGCGGAGTTCCGTCTTTTGTAAAACTAAGTCAAACATCGATTGCTCTCTACTTCGAATGTCAAATGAGAGAGTAATAGGAAAAGCGTCAAACGAGCTGTTCGAAAGACGCTTTCCATTCGTTCCAGAAAACTCAACAAACTCATTTTTTGCCACTGGCATACCTATATTAATCTCAATCAATCTCAGATAAGAATTATTTGTCAATTCGACAACTTCATCAGAAAATTCAAGATATACACGAGTTTTCTCATTCATTAACCTATTCTCCTCTCATGTACGATCTACGATTCAATACTTTTCCAAAACGTTGATCCATATTATCCCCTACTAAAGTTCCATCTAAATAACTTGAGACCCGTACTGGCTGTTTTGCAATTACTTGTGCAAGCTTTTCAACATCAAATTGTTTATGATTGTTATAGGTATTATTAACTATTTGTGATCCAACAGATGCCATCCCCATCCTCGAAGTACCAAGTGCTGATTCTGGCGTGATAGAATTCATCAAACCATTAGAAAGCTTATTCATTGCTGAATATGCAGATTTCGCATCTGCTTCGATACCTACAGCTATTCCTTGAGGGATAAACTTACCAACGTAATCTCTCATCCAACGTGATGGAGAATGAATTCCAAGCGCGCCAGTTATTTTGTCTTTAATGTTTCCCGCTACTTCAGAAATTTTAGAAGCAACTGCTCCAACCATTGAACCAATACCGTTAATTAATCCTTGTATGATGTTTGAACCAATTTCAAATAAATCAATCCCACTCAAAGTATCTATTATAGAGTTTCCGATATTAGATACTGCACTGGTTACTGACCCTATCACACTAAGAATCCCAGAAACTAAGTTTCTAATTAAATTGGCTCCAGCATTCACCATTTGTCCAAGAAACTGAGCTATAGTACTCAATAATCCAGTAATTAATCTCGCTCCAGCTGATAATAATTGTCCCAATAAGCTCAAGATTCCTCTAATAAGTGCGTTGATCAATTGGACACCAGCTGATAAAAGTTGTGGTATAGCACTTACTAAAGCTTTGAACAAAGCAGCCATTAATTGAATAGCAGCTGATACTAATTGAGGAAGTACTGAGATCACTCCATCTACCAACGCAACAATCAATTTAATACCCGCTGATATCAATTGAGGCAAAGCACTAATCAACGCATTAACTAGAGCAATAGTGATTTGAATTGCCGCTGCAACCAACTGTGGTAATATCGAGATTATTCCTTGTATTAATGCTAATAACAGCTGAATGCCAGCAGCAATAATTTGCGGAAGTGCACTGATTAATGCACTAATCAAAGCCATTGTGATTTGGATAGCAGCATTTATTAACAACGGAAGAATAGAAATTATGCCTCCGATAAGCGCCATTAACATTTGTATTCCTGCAGAAATTAATGTCGGTAAAGCTTCAATAATTGTTGTTAGCAAAGTAGTAACGATAACGGTAGATGCTTCAACAAGTTGAGGCAATGCAGTTATTATCGCATTCACGAGAGAAGTGATGATTTGTAATCCAACTTCTAAAAGCATAGGTAGTACTGTTAAGAACCCATCAATCAGTGTATTAATAATCTGAATGACAACTTCAATTATCGTAGGTAGTGCTGCTACGATCCCTTGAATAAGCATAGTTAACAAATTTGTGCCAACTTCAATAATTTTTGGTAGAAGCTCAGCAAAAGCAGAAATGAGTTTTGTAATTATCTCTGTTGCAGCCAACAGCAGTGCGGGAAGTGCTAATGAAATGCCTTGTACAATAGTAGTTATTATTTTCGTGGCTATTTCAATCAATTTAGGCAAATAAGTAACAATTGCATCCGTCAATGTTTGAATAAGCTGTATAGCTATCTCTGTTAGTTGCGGTAACATTTCAACTATTTTGTCGACAATACTTGTAATCACAGAAGTAATACTTTCGATAATTTGCGGGAGATATTGAGAGATAGAATCTGCCACGTTGCTAATTGTTTCACTTAATTGATCAAACACTTTTGTGATTCCATCTGCACTAAAATCGCCAGTTTTAGCCCACGCAGATATAAATGAAATAATTAAAGAAACTGCTAATCCGAATGGACCAGTAAGCCCTAGTGCTGCTATTGCTACTTTAGTCAAAATGCCGATAACTAGAGAAACTGCTCCGCCGACTTTACCAAAAGCTCCTCCAAATTTTTCCAGCAGATTACCTGCCAATTCTATACCAGAAGAAAAAATCCCTGACAATACAGAGCCTATTTGCGAAAGAGTAGAGCCAAATCTTTCTATGCCAGAAGAAACAATTCTTTTTACTGCATCAACAAAATTAAAAAAAGCTGGTACCGCTACTGAAGCAATTGCTGATCCGACTTCGACAACTTTTTGAAATCCTTTAACAAGATAGTTTCCTACTGTATCAGCTACTTTTTGAAGTGTAGGTAATATAGAAATAAAGACTCCTTTTAGATATTCAAATGACTTAATCAGTCCAGATTTTACAACTTCAATAGTTTTATTTATGCCATTTCGAAACGTTTCACTTGTTTTATAAAAATAGATGAAAGCTGCAACTGCTGCTCCTATAACACCTGAAAGTAGTTGAAATACCGTCAGACCAGCTGGAATAATAGCAGATAACAATGCGTAAGCTGTTCCAGATACTCCAAACATGCTGACCATACTACCTAGGGCCGTTATCACTCCATAGATTTTTCCTACAAAACTTATTAATGTACCTAGAGCTAATGCTGTTTTGAAGCCTACATACGCTCCAGTGGCTGCAATAAAAGCTGGAGCTAACAATTCCACAATGTCTAATAGGCCTTTAAAAGCAGAAATCATATCATCAGTATTATCTATCAATATGTCCATTACTTTTGACATTTCTTCAAATGATTCATTAATAATAGATTTCATACTATCAATATTTTGAGCAATCGTTTTACCAGTAAGTTTTTGCACCAGTTCATCAAACTTAGTAATAAGATTAGCTACACCTTTAGAAACAGCATTACTTAGATTTCCGAATGAAGTAGCGATCCCCAGCGAATTCTCCTTTGCCAAGGTTGCCAACATTCCTGTTCCAGTTCCTAGCTCAATCAGTTTATCTTGGAATTGATCAAATGTTACTGTTCCTTCTTTAAGCGCATTATAGAGATCTCTTTGAGCTGATTTCCCAACAAATCCCATTGCTTCAGCTGTTTTTTGCAAAGCAAGGGGCATGGTTTCTTGTAAAGTTTTCCAGCTCTCTAAGTCGACTTGCCCAGTTGAAAGCATCTGGTTATACTGTTGCATACCTCGACTGGCATCTTCTGTTGAAGCACCAGACGCAAGAAATGCATTGTTTAATGCTAAAACAGTGTCCGTGGATCTATCTAAATCTCCAGTGATTGCTGTCATTTGTTGTGTACTTGCTACAACATCATCTAATTTAGTTGGCAAACCATCAATTCCATCGGATAATTTGTTAATGGATCTCTGAGAGTCCTCTGCACTAAAACCTAAAGCTTTCATTACTTTAGGGAATTTTTGCATAGTATCGAAACGGCTAATTGCGGAATCTAGCGAATTCTTTAAAACATTAAAAGCAGCCGCCGCAACTTTAACGAGGCCTAAGGAAACAACCAAATTTTTAATTGAGGCTCCTGCTTTATTACTCTTACCTTCTAACTGATCAAGACCCTTGTTAAGTATGGTAACGCCTTTGCCATCCACATCAACTTCTATCTCTACTCTTCCATCAGCCATCGTCTTCACCTACCTCCGAATCAGGCAATGCATATTTTTGTTGTAGCTTTCTCATGCGTTCTTTTTCTTTAGCTGATTCTCCTTTGCTCGGTTCCCATGTCCTAATCTGGATGATTCGAGCAAGAATGGTGTCGTCTGGCAAACTCTCAAGCAATGCTTGGAATTCCTCCCACATCATCCGTCCTTGCTCTTCAAATAGATTGATGCCAATTTGTCTGAACGATGCATAGATGTATTTAGCATCATGAACTAGGCTGATGGTCTTTTTTTCTTTAACTGCATTAGGCATAGGATTGCCTAAACGATCAGTTTCAACACCATCACTATCTCCTACAGAAATATAATTTTCTAAAATGTAGTTAAATAATAAAAACTGTTGTTCAGACGAGCCTTGAAAAATTTTTTCAAAGTCACTGATCAACAGTTCTAAACACATATTCACTTTTTCTTCTGGAAATAAATCACTATCTTCCAAAATATCAAAAACATCTAGTACATTATCAAATGTTAAATCGATAGGTAATTCTATACCATCAACCTCTATCGAAGTGACTAACGGGTCATTTAACCGCATTTAATCACCTACTTCTTTTTCTTATTTTTCAATGCTTTCTTTTTCAATAAATCAGCTTTCTTCTTAGAAAGAGTATCTTTACGTTTCAAAGCTTCTTTTTCAATTGCTTCCGCAACTTCAAAAGAAATCGGATCAAACAAGTCTATTAATTGCTCAACATCACGATAAACAGAATAAATTTTTTCAAATGATCCTTCACCAAGCAACGAATCATATTCTGCTTTAGCTAGATTTTTCGTTAGATCAATAATCTTAATAGCATCTTCTTTTTCTGGTTGTTCGATATTCTTGATCTGTTTAAGTTGTTGCTTAAGTTCCTTAACCTGTTCCTCAAATTCAGCTTGAGTATCAAAAAAACGTGTCAGTTCTTCTGGAGTAGTACCGAAAAAGAACTCTACTTCTCCAATATTGATAGGAAAACCTTTTTTCTCTATTTGAAATGATAATTTGTTAGTCATGTTATCCTCCTAAAAAAGCTGCCCAGACGGACAGCTCGACTTATTTTTTGATTAATACTACTGGTCTGGACCAAGCAGAACCTAAGAATTCACCATCATGCAGATAGCGTGCTTTCTCGATATCATTAGCCCCTTGGCCAACCTCGTTGTAAGTTTGGATGTAGAAACGGATTTCATCGCCAGCTTCTAGATGTGCCATATCTGCTGCTGATAACGTCCAAGAATTTGTTTCCGTATATCCCATTTTGTTGGCATCGTGCGGATCTGTTTGATTTGCATCGGTATAGTGTGGAATATAAGATTTTGCTTTGGGCACTGCATCCCAAGAAAGAGAAACTGACCCATCAGCATTCAAAACCCCAGTTACGTTATGGGGTGCATTAGGATGTAACAGGGACATCTTCTGCTTCTGGTGTGCTATCAAATGCGATACCGCATGAGAAATCACCGTATGCAGTAGCATCGCCGACTTGAGCAACTGGCTCTGTTACTGTTGCTTTACCAATACGTTGTTTTTTACCAGATGCAGATACTACTTTGAACCACACTTTCCGAGCATCTCCTGATTTTCCAATCATGCCCTCAATAGCCGCCATCGCAGCATCATCTTCATCGTATAAACCTGTAAATGAATAACCTAACTGATGAGAAGTAACGTCTGTCTCCCCTTCGCCGTTCCCATCATAGTAGCCAGTAGTTTCAGATTCTTCGTTCGAATTATCATCAACGTTGGAAATCCACTTTGCTAACTCCAACCAACCGTCTTCGCTTGGTGTATCAGCATTAGTAGTTGTAATTAATTGAATAAAATAGCTTTGTAAGGCATTTTTGCGTCTCATTTATTTTCCCCCTCAAATGTGGTTAATTTTGTTTGAAAATCTAATAAAAAAACGAACCAACCTTGTTCATCAGCATCATTGATGAAAGGTTTGCTCGTTATAGTTAAATTGTTAAATTCAAAAGATCCATCAGAGCTAGCAACGTCTGACACACGCTCTAACGAATCAGAGATAAGCCAAAGCGTTTGCTCAATTCTATGACCATCTTTTGACTTCATCGCAATTTCAAAATTTAGTTGTACATCTTTAATACCGTCATAGTATTCCACAAGATTTTGCCCGCCTGGTAATGGGTAAATTACTAAGCTTTCGTCAGCAGAAAGATATCCTTTTTTTATTTTTAATGGCAGTTCTGGAATACTATTAATCTTATCTTTTATCCGATCGATAAAATCCATTATTGGATACCAGCTCCTTTCAGATACGCTTTTTTCCAAGAAGGCATATACAGTGATTTTGCTTTAAGATCCCATCTTGGACCTGTTCCTGGAGTAGTATATTTTTTTCCATTTAGATAGAACTGTCTCCTTGCGTATTTCGTTTCATACAGAATAGCGCTGCCGTCACTTTCGATATGCGCACTTTGGCGAAGGATATTATTCTTTTTAGGTACAAATGAGTTCATGTCAGCCATTGCTTGGTTGGCTAATGCGTATCTTCCTCGCTTCATAGCCTGTGGGCTGACTTTAGCTCTAACTCCATCAAGATTAACTTTAATACCCATCAAATCACCTCTAATTCGTATGAATAGATAGCATCTGAATACGCTTCTGTAATCTTTTCGATCTTAGTGATGACATGTTCTTTACCATCATAAATAACTAATGATTGTTCTTTGAAATTCGGTAAAGGGGTAGTTAAAGTCTTATAACAAAAAATTACTGCATTATAGAGAAACTGCTTGCTACTTGGTGAAAAAGAATACTGACTTCCTCGGTCAATCCGACAATTTTCTATAGTTACATAATCTCCATAAATAGGTTGGTTATAGTCTCCTTCTCCTAAATATTCTCGATAAATAAAAGAATCCACTAGAAATTGTACTGGAGGCTTAGGCATCAACATGACGGAACACCTCGATATAACAAACCCGTTCCTTCTAAATAAATATAGATATCCTCAGCAACAAGTGGTTTACTCTCATTTTTTCCTGAAGGATTATATCTACTAGAGTTTGAGATACTCGTTCTTCCAGCAGAAAAGCTTTGTGGTGTATTATTGATACTTTCATAAGTATCTGCTCCAACTTCATCGAAATATATAATTTGTGAACATAAAGCTAGCTTAAATTGTTTTACACGAAAATCAATTGGATCTTCCTCAATTTTATTAAATTGATAAAAATAGTTAGTGATGCTATCTAGAACAGCAGTTGCTTTTGACAAATGCTTTTCGAAAGCAGCTTTAAAATCATCTGTTTTCCCAGTAAGATCTTTGAATTCTTCAAATTCAATATAAGGCATATAACATCCCTCCTTATTAAAAGAAGAGGGAACTATGCCCCTCCTCCTGCTTCTGTTACAGTAACTTCGCATGTCGCTGTTTTACCATTTACTGTTGTTCCAGTAATCGTTGCTGTTCCTGCGGCAACACCTGTGACTTTTCCTTGTACAGGAGTTACAGTAGCAATTGCTGTATTGCTAGAAGAAAACTGAACAGATTTATCAGCTGCATTTTCAGGCGAAACAGTTGCTGTTAACGTTTCAGTCGCCCCTACTTCAAGCGTTAGAGTTGTTTTGTTCAACGTAACACTTGAAGGGGCTACGCTTTTGGGACGTAAGAAATATAGATTGCTTTTTTAGCGTTGTCGAATACGATAGCATCATAGTAATCTAAACCTTTAATCGTATCTCGATAGCCGCTTCGATCTTGTGATGCCGGCACTGTGTCAACCGTACCAAACTTAACAATAGGTGCCACTGCAGTTAGTGGAACGATAATGAAGTTAAGTGTGTCTTCAATAGTTATTCCGGAAAAACGATCTTTCGCTACTTTTAGAATAGGAACACCGCCATCAATCTGAGCTACTGTTCTATCAATTCCATTAATAGACATTTGGTTTGTCGTGAATGTTTTGCTAACACCTTTGGCATTTTTTAATAAACGATAAGTAGCTGCTGATACAAACATTACGTAGCCACCAGGTACTTCATTGTCAGTCATATATTCTTCAGCGGCATCATATGCAGCTAGAATATTGTCTTCCGTTAAAGTTTCGTTCACTTTTTTACCTGCATTGTCATACATTACTTGAACAGCAACTTTATCACGATGAGGAACTGTAATTAGTCGTTTATGTTCTGTGACAATATTATTAATAGTCAACGCTGCGCTTTCTGACTGATCTAATTGATCTACATCATAACCGAACCAGTCTTCATGAGTAAGCTTGATTGTCTCTTTTTTAATACTAATTTGATTGCGTGCATTTTCTCCATTGCGTTTGTATTGTGTTGCATCCACGAATCCTGACATTTTGTTGATACGTACTTCGTTTGCCCCGACAAAGTCAGCTGCAGTGATACTTTTTGCACCTTGTGTTAAGACATCCCACACTTGGGAATCAGCTCTAAATTCTTTGTCAATGGTTGCTAAATCTTTTGAGTCTAATACTAAAGCCATATTTATTCACCTAATCTTTCTTGAATTTTTTGTACAATACTTTTACCACCCGCTGTAGAACCAGCAGGATTTCCAGGGGTAACAATCGTTGGTGTCGGCGGAGTTGGTTCAGGGTCTTTTGCTTCTTGAAATAAGAATGATTTACTTTCTTGAAGTCCTTTTAATTGTTCTTCAAAACCTTGTAATTTACCGTCGACAACTTTAATAGTGTCTTTATCTAGTTGACCAAGCACAATTTCTTCATCAAGCGCATTCGCTTCTTTTAAAGCTAACTTGATAGCGAAATCTTTCTGCTGCTCTGCAAGTTTTGTTTCAGAATCAGATTTGGCAGCATCAAATTTACTTTGTAAATCTGCAAGTTGTTGAGTCAGTCCCTCATTACCTTTTGCAGCTTCTTTAAGTGCGTCTAATTCAGTCTGGTTAGAGTCAAGCTGTTCTTTGAACTGATCACGCTCTTGTTCTGCAGTAGCTACTTGAGCATTTAACTGCGTAACAGTTTTCCCATGTAAAGCCATAACTGATTTAGCAATTTCTTCGTCAATTCCTAAAGCGATAAGATCTTCTTTTTTCATTTTCTTTTCCTCCTAAGTGTTTTTAGAGTGGCAACTCCCACTGTGAGCCGTCTTTTAGAGACTTCCGAGCAGGTCTAGGCAAAATAGAAAAGCCTAATCGTTGATTAGACTTAGAAATCATCATAGTGAAAATCTTTCAGTAAGGTATTAATAGGTGTGTATACCTTCTCTCTTACGTAATTTCTACTCAAATACTCATTAGAATCAACTAGAGTACGCAATCGACTTTGTGCGGCTCTAATTCTCTTCGCCCACTCTTTTGCGTTTTCGTCTTGTCTGAGAGCTTCTGAGACCATTCTATTCTTTTTATATTTCACAATCTGACGTTCTAGGTAGCGTTGCTTCTTAGTTAACTCCGCAACCTTTTTATTTTCTTTTTCGTTGAATTTAGGTTGATTATTTGTATTGACACTAGGAATAAATGGGATATGCATATGTTGACAATTTACACCTCGGTGCCCGCCTGCAGTTTCATATTCTGCTTGCCAATATGGATCGTAAATACTTCTATATTTCCAATTGGGAGGTAATTCAGACATGGGTCGTAAGTCAACCACATGACCTTGAATCTTTGAACATGCTTGCCTTGCTCCCATATGGCTTGTGACTAGCACTGTGTGGACACTATACTCGCTCATGCGGTCTTTTCTTAATGTGTCATAGGTATTTGATAGGGTAGACTTTAAAACTGTTCTAACATACCGTTCTAGGCTCCATGTATGCCCTCCCTTATCAATAAAAGTAGACTTAATACCTTTTTGAGCCCATCCTTGAATCGTTCTTTCTAGTGCTTCATCGAATGTAAAAAGACCGCTGTTAAATGCAGCAGTCGTTTTGTTAATTATTTCTGTGTACATTTGAACGGTAGCTGTTCCGTAGCCAAAATTGGTAGATAGTAACGTTTGATTCACATAATTGTTTATGTCAGACCATACTTGATCATGATAAGCTTTCATGACATTGTCTAGGTTCGATGGCAAAGTCTTAGGATCGTAAGGTAGTTGTTTGTCTAAGTCTCTGATTATCTTTTCTCCTGAGCTATCAAACATACTTTCAATTTCAGATTCAGCAATTCCTGTTATTTGAGAAATCACTTTTGCAGTTTCTTTATTAAATAGATGCAACTGTTGCAGTTTTTCTCTTTGCCAATCTAAAATATTATCGTGCCCACTATTCAATCGTTTGATGATAATACGTATTAATTCGCCTTCTAACGATTGATATAGATGAGCCATATTAGAAGACCATAAGTCTAACTGATGTGGAGAAACCATTATTCTTCACTTCCTAATTGTCCCTCAATTATGTTTTGCTCATGCTCTGAGTAATCCATATCAAGAGTTTCAGCCCTAATCTCATATACTATCCTTTTTGCTTCTTTTTCTGTAACTCCAGTAAGTTTTTGAATAGCAGTTAACTTAGATGTTAAGCCAGCTGTTACTAGTTTAGAGTAATAATCAGCCTTGGCATCTTGCGATTGGAAAACACCATCATCAAAGTCGATATTTATTCCTAATTCTTTGACAGGATTAAATAACTTGTATGCCTCAGCAAGTTCAAAAATCGTAGTGATCAATTCTTTCAACGCTTCTTCTACAATAAGAACATTATCTGACCGAGTAGAAAAAGTTTCAGAGTTTTCACTAATTATCTCAGTCGCTGTTTTAACAGACTGGCCATCAAAACTAAATGTTCCACTAGAAAAGCCTGTCTGGAGCTCAATAATTCGCAAAATGAAATTGATACTTGCTATAAATTCAGTTGATCGCAATGATGGAGCGAATTCATCAATAAAAGGTTCATCAGATTTAAGCTGCTGAAAAACAGATGTTTTACTGTCAAACCGCTTCACTGGTTTTCCATTGCTGTCATATTTAACTCTGAAAAAGTGATCAGATGCTAAAATTTTCCTTCTAGCTTCTTCTATTTCCCACATAAACTCATCGTATTTTTCATTGATATCTGCCAATTGTCGCTTAGCGTTGTCGATCACACCCAAACTTAGTGGGCTATCTAAATTAATATTATTTTTACCCGCTAGCTTTATATACACAAAAAGAGGACGACTAAAACCATCTAAGATTGTCTCCTCCTGCAGATTTTTGTACTTTTCTAAAGAGTTGAGAGGAATCCTCACACCAACTTGCTTTTGTTCTTCAGATCGATACAATTCGTTTCTGATGCGGTACTTTCCGTCAACCCATTCATGAAATTCTAGCAAAGTATAATAGATTGTCTTTTGTCCCTCGGCTTGCTGAGTTACAGTAGCGATAGCTGCTTCTGAAATATCATTGGTATTGGATTGTAGAGGGAAAAATGTATCAGCTCGACAAAATGAAATTTTGATTTTACCTGAATTAGTATCTACGTAAGGCCTCAAAGCTAAACCGCCAATGGCATAACCAGCCTCTAGCTCTTCTCCGAAGTTTTTCCTGAATTTATTGTCAGCAAATACCGACTGCAAAAATTCATCAGCTTTTTCATCATCCAAACTGATGTTGCATCCATCGTTGAATACTAGCTTAGATAACTTTCTGGACACTACTTTGGATACGTTCAACGAGTGAAAAGGACGCGTCTGCCTATAACCATCACTATTGATATATTCTATGTCCCCATAAACGTTTCTATAAATTTCTTTATTGTTCCTTATTCGACTTAATTCGCTATCACTCATAGCAATCTTTGGATGATCTGTGATACTATTCAATGTTTCAACCATTCCTATTTTTGCACCTCCAATCCTAAACAAAGCTTTTAATTTATCGAACATTTGTCCACCTCTTTTCTAGGCGATGTAAGTTTTGTAGAAATAATTGTTTCCATATCTCGCTTCATCGAGAGCGTGATTATATTTATCAATCGGTAATCCATTGTCATTTCTTACGTACATAGATATTTCTTTTTCAAAATTATAGTGGTCATATTCTTCTCCGTTTTCCAAGATAATGAATTGTCCACTAGTCATTGTATTTTGGAGACGTTCAATGCCGACTTCGATTTTCAATCCATTACTCGAAACTTTGTCAGAACTATTATTATCAGCTTTATCAGTCTCAATACCAATTAAATCCAGTTCTGTTCTTAGTGTTTTACATGCTGGATCGACAAAGAACCAGTTCCATCGAGGAAGATGTTTCCATTTTGTATAGCACCACTCGACAAACTTTTTGATTTCTTTAGCGTATATAGACATCGCCTTGGTTTCTCCAGTCTCAGTTCCGCTATGATAGTAGTTAGCTAAACGATACAAATAAAACTTTCCTTCGTGATGAGTAACCACCCAAAAAGCACAAGTCGTAGCATCAGCTTGCCCACCATCTGCAGTAAAAAATGTTTCAATTATATTTCCCTTTATCTCGGTAGCTTTGTTGTTCTTGCCAAACATAGCATAGATAACACCTTGCGGTAATACTCGATGTCCGTACCAGTCACGTTCTAGAAGATATTCACTACTAGAAAGCTCATCAAAAAGTTCTTTCTTTCGCTCCTCACTTAAAATTGGATTGTCGTTCGGTGTCCAATGACGAAATAAAAAACGTCCTGACTTCTCAAAACGTTCAAGCAATTCAAGATTAGGATGGTTTGGCGCTGGTGGATTCTGTTCTCCTAAGTGGTAACGCCATTCAGCGGCAAATGTCCGTCTAAAGCATTCATTGATAAAGTCTTTGTGCAATAGATTAAATTCGAGAAATGTCACCGTTCCTAAAGACATACCTGTGATAGCCCCAACAGAGTTTATCTTCCCTCCGCCTTTATAATAAATTTTCTTTTCACCGTTTGGAGCATATAACAACAGATGATCACCATGTTCATCGTGTCGTATATCGGAACAACCATCAAATATATGGGCCAAGCCTAATCCATCTCCATCCATAAACATTCGATATGCTTGTTCCTGGTTATAAGCAGTTACAAGATGGTTTTGATCAGGAGATCTCAAATAAAAATCGGCCATTTTAAAAATATCGGAAGTTGTCTTACCGCTACGAGGTGTTCCTTCATTCAATTCAAAAGTAATCCCTTGAACCACTTGATTAATATTACTAATCTGTTTCGGGCTAAACTTCAGTTCCATTACTTCCATCACCTCCAGATTTAACATCTAAGAGAGCTTGAAGTAGATCATTGACTTTCCCTCCAGCAGTTAGCTTATCGGCATTGTTCTTAGCAATATCCGCCTCTGCTTTTGCTTTAATTATCTGGGATTCCATTAATTCTAGTTTCTTTCTACGTTCATCATGTTCATCAGCTATAGAGACAAATTGTCTAATTAAGCTAGATAGCGTGCTCATAGCCCTTGATTGTGCATTCATGAAATTAGCTTGCTTGTCCCAAGCATATTGAATAGCATATTCTTCTGAACTTCCAGAATCACTCGAGGACCACTTAGAAACTTCTTTGGACAAACTGCCCTCATAATCAACATACATGATTTTCTGTGCTCGGATAATAGCCGTGTACTGGATCATGATATTATTCCATAATATATCCTCAGGTTTAGAGGTTGCAACCTCATTCATAATTTCTAATGTTTCAGAAGGTAACCAATTGGCAAAAAGGCCATGGGTAACAGCGTTTTTGTTGTCCTCTGGCGCTCCTTTGTTGTTCGGAATAGTTGCGTCCTTGGTTGCAACCTTTTCTTTAGACCAGTAACGAGATTTCCAAGATTTAACTGTACTAATTGATACGTCATATTTTTCGGCAATCTCTCGATATTTCAGGCCTTTTTTGTAATCATCAAAAGCTTGTTCATATTTCCTCACATGTGACACCACCTCGCTCCGCAACATTTGTTTTGTAAAATAAAAAGACCCTTAGAAAGGATCTTCATTGAAGTATTCATTTAAAAGTTGAATTGATTTATCAACATTGTGTTGTGCTCTTCCACGTAAAACTTCTATTTCAGCGTCTAATGACTCCATCATATCTCTATCATTTTTATAAACTTCATTTTCCATGACTTTTGAAACAGATTCTTCTAAGTCCGCTCTACACTTTTCAAGATACTCAATTATTTTCATTTTGTATTTAGAATTCGAAATCAAAAGCTTAATTGATGTAATTGTCCTAAAGGTTACTTCCATACCAACATTAATATCATCTTGTTGATCGATTATGATTCGTCGATAATCACTGGTGCTTATTTCTTTATCAATATGACGAATTGAAGCAAGAGGAAAACCGGTAGTGCTTTTCATGACAGAATCAACTCCTGACAAAAAGTCCTGAATATTCTTTTCCAATGTACCGTTTCTTTCTAATAGGACTTCCAATTTCATTCTTTTCTTTTCATTTCTATTATTCATACAGATCTCAATACTTTTAACTATCGCGTTAATTATTCCAGCAACAATAGCTAAAATGAGAGCCGTCTTAAGAGATTCATCCATTATTTGTTCCTCCAAACTATATTTTAGTTTAGCATATCACAAATAGTAACCATAAAAAAAGACGGCACGTGAACTTAAAGGAAGAGGAGTTTTTACACTTCCTTTCAATTTATTTTTTTGTTGATTGCTGTTTATCATAAAGAAGAAGTTAAAACGACGAGGGAGATTTCCTCCCTTACATTTTATTTTATCGAAGACCTATCACAATCTTTCGACACTATCATAATATCACTGGTAAATAGCTAAAAACCGCCATCATTCCGCCAAAAAACCGCCAAATTATTTATAAGCAATTATTCTTCCGTGTTTATATGCTTCTGCAAACTCTATTAGAGCTTCCGACTTCATCCGTTGTATACTTCTTTCTGAATAACCCACTTCACGACTAATTCTGTAGTTTGAGAAGCTATCTGGCACACAAAAGCTATAGTAGAGTATCTGGCGGCTAATCAGACTAAGAGCCATCAAAGCCGCTAAAATCGCGTCTCTCTCTGCTTCTATATCCATCATCTGAATAATCGCGTCTTCTGTCTTATTGCCATGTTTCGGTGCCTTCGGCATATCGGTTATGATAGGCGACTTAATATCTATCAAAGAGCGACCTGCCATCCGCTCCAAACGCCGAAAGTTCTTCAGCACATCTCTCGCATTACATCTTGTCTGTTTGAAATCTACCTCTCGTAACAATTGCATCAAGTCAAACCGCTCCTTTATGTGATATAATAAATGTGTTGGATTTATTGAATCAGTCGGAGCGATCCGGCTTTTTTATTTGTCATTGATTAGTTCCATATCCACCAATCGAGCCACTGCTAAATTATCTTTGCTTTTCGCTAACCACTTATCGCATTCCATCGTGTTTTCAATACGAATGATTGCTGAGTGATTATAGAGATGCTCTACATATCCACGAAACGGATGGATGAATCCTTCTGCTTCGCAGCGAACCATGTCACCGACTTTGAATTTTGGTTTCTTACGTGTTTTAGGGTTCTTTGTCGGCATATCTAGCATTAAACCGCCGATACCGTGGCTGCTGGAGTAAAATCCGTCTTTTAGTTTCATTACTCTACCTCCTCATGATCGACAGTGACCAGTTCATATACTTGCGTTAATCCACCAAGTCGTCGTGAAACTTGGTTAGCTTCTTCGAGATTATCAAACCATCTTGCACTTTGGAGTATGTCTACAATGGATAATGTGTTAGCCCCTATAGAACGTTCATCACTTCTATAAAATTTATTCCCGAACCTTACTACATAAATCTTCATTCTGTATCCTCCCATTTAATATCTAGTATCGAAATCTCAAACTTACGAATAGCCTCGTTTGTAATAGCAACACACTGACTTGCCACTTTAATTCTTTTTCAAACTTTGCCTTTAGTACATTCAGTTCCTGCTTCTTTAGTTTTGTTACTCTGCGGTGTCTGTTGTTCATTCCGCTTCCTCCAATTTTATAGATAATGTTTTCGAAGATGGTGATTCTGCTTTTTTTAACTGCACTATATCTTTATTTGCTGATCTTTCATCAAAATACTCCTGAGCTCTCCTCTTGTTTTTTGTAAAAACTGGCTTGCTATCATTCCAGTGATGGAAATAAACTTTCTTAAACGAACCATCTTTGTAATCGAACAGATAAAATGCTATTTTGAACATTTATTCCGCTTCCTCCAAATCACTCGACTTCACGAACACACCATCTACCATCTTCCCTGTGCGTCCTTTGATTTCGTTGTACGCCATTTCTAAACACTCTTGTACATTTGTCCCTTTTTGCATGGAAAGGATAATCAGAGTGACGATTACGTCTCCTACGCTATCTTTAAATAACTCATCATTACTTCTTGCCATTGCTGAAGCGATTTCCCCGAATTCCTCAGCTACTTTCAAAAACTGTGCTTTTGGATCCGCATGATCCAATCCCTTATCTTTTGCCCACTTCTCTACTTTTGTGATTAGTTCGTTCATTTTTTCTCCTCCATATACCTAAACTGTCGTCCTTTTGAATCAATCCATAAACTCCTAGCTCTATCCCAAATAATGTTTTTGCTCAGACCTGTAATTTCAGATAACTGTTCAGCAGTACCTGTTACTAGAATTCGGTCACCATGCCAGATTGCAATTTTTCTTGGCGTTCTCCGTTTGGTTTTTTCAGTCCACATTGATTTGCCGATCCTTTGGACTTCTGCAACTATTTCTTTGTCTTCTTGCCAAGATTCTGACTTGGTTAATTCAGCAATTCGTTTCATAGTCGCTTTCTTATCCACGATCATTCCTCCAATCTACGAATTTCCCTTCTTAAATTCTCTATGTGCAAATCGATTGCCTTTCTCGCCGTTTCATTGACCATCACTGCCTTTGTTCGTTCCAGATCGTCAATCTCACGTTGAATGTTTCGAATACGCATTTGAATCACTTCTTCTGTTGTCATGATGATCCCTCCACAATTTTCAATGCTTCTTCCACTGATCGTGCAACACCGTATAGGACTGGCTGTGTTTTTAAAAATTCACCAAATCGAATCTGCTCTGGACGTAGTTTTCCTTTTTCGTTTTTGACTTCAATGGCGAAAAATTTTCCCTCTTTAGTCCATCCAAATAAATCTGGCCATCCTTTGGGCAATCCAGTATCGAACCATCTGCCATCAATCGTCTTCACTTTGCCCACATTGCCTCTATAAACAAAATGACCATATTTTGGTAATTCTCTTCGAATGGCATTTTGTATTTCAATTTCTGCTGTCATAAGCGCCTCCTGCTCGGGTAGATAGTATATATACATGGGTAGACAGTTTATAATCGCTCTATCCCTTGTGGCTCTAAGTATTAACCAGTTTGGGTAGACAGTAGACAGTTATTTCTAGGTTGCTTCTGTATTTTTATATATTTCCTTATTTTTATTATTTTATTTACTATATATATAAACTATCCCTACTATCTACCTAACAGTAATGAGCCTTACAGCCCCAAAGGTTTTATCGGGTAGACAGTTGGTAAAAAACTATCTACTTACTATCTACCCAACTGTCTACCTACACACATTTGTGAAACTTTTTTTGTTTCACAATCCAGGAACTAATACATTAAATTCTCTAAACTCTTTTTTTAAATCAATCCCCCGATAAACAACTTTCCCTTTTGATTTTGATTTCTCAAACCTGTCCGCAGCTTTCTTACCAAACTGGGTCTGACTGAATGGATGTTCATTCATATCTCTTGCCCATTTATCGTATGCTTTAAATAGATCCGTTGCCCCGATTGAATAACCAGGTCCTGTTTCGCAACATTCATCTATAAAAGCACCTATAATATCCATTTCTTTTCGATATTCCATTGTAGCTTTCTGAATATCGGCCGGTGGATTCAACCCTTCTCTTTGCCACATCAAACATCCTTCTACTGCCCAATTGAATATTCCTGGTAATTCGCGCATCAATTTTTCTTTCAAATTCTTATCCACTTTATCTAACGGAATTTGTACAGTGAAAGGAATTAATGGCAACCTTCGCCAAATACCATCATCATTTCCTCTGATGATTGGCTTATGATTAGTTGCAAGCCAAATCTTATATTTAGGTTTATAGTCAAACATGTGGCCTCCTTTATAGGATGCTGACACTTTATCTCCACCAGTTAGTTGTTTGATTAAACCTTCATCCATTCTTACGCCTTCATTTGGCTCCGAGGACGTTACTAGACGTGCGCCATTTAATCGTGCGATATCTTCGTTATGGCCGCTGCTACCACCTTGTTTAACCATCAAGCTTGATGCTTGCATTCCCATGGCATAACTTCCCATTATTTCAGAAATGATATCTAAGAAAACAGACTTACCATTTCTTCCATTACCGAAAAGGATGAACATGACTTGTTCTCTTATTGATGCACTCATAGAATACCCAACAGCTTTTTGAATATAGCGAATCAATTCAGTGTTATTGTCAAATATCTGTTCCAAAAACAGCTTCCAACGTGGACAATCACTTTTATCCGTATACTCAGCGTTAGAAATTCGAGTGAACATTTTAGAAATATCGTGTTCATATAAAATGCCATTAGAAAGATCTAAATAACCGTTTTGAGCGTTGAACAGCATATCATCACTATCAAATTCTTCAGGAAGTATCGCTACTTGGTGTTTCAACTCACGTGTCATAGCTTCTTTTCCAGCATTATTTCTAGACCTTCTTAAATGTTTCTCTTTTGCTTCGATATAGGCTTTTTCTTCATCTTCAGTTGCATCTTTAGGTATCGAAACAGGTTCGTTTTTGAATATCTCGATAGTCTGATCTACCCATTTTCGAACGGCACCGATATTGTCTTGTTCCCAATTTTTACCGTTATAAAAATACCAGCATTTATTTACGTAACTGTATTTTGTAAAGGATCCAAACAAATCAAGATATCTTTCTGCATTTCCTGTATCGTCATAGCTATAAAACTTAGTCGGTTTAGTTTCGTCCACAGTGATACCTGGGATGGAAAGAAAATAATCATCAGCTGTTTTTTTGCCAGTATAATGATTTGTATTCTCAGATATGGCTTTATTTAAAAGCCCTATTCCATAGGTTGTCTTTCCGCGTTTCTGGTCATATTTGTCTCGAAACAACGAAGACATTCGGAATATTTCATCCATCTTTTGAAAATCTCCAGCAGTCCAAAAAGCTAAATCATTTGCAAATGCTAAATCTGCTTCAGATTGGCTATCATATATTTTTTCCCATCCTCCATCCATGAATAATCTAAAACGATTACCTGTGGAAGAATTCACTGCTGTTTGTATGATCTCGTTGACAGATAAGTCATTTCCATCTGACCAATTACTTTTAGAAAAATCTTGTTTTATTACTGTTTCATTTTCTAAATATCGCTTGTATAAGAAATTCATTTGGATTTCAGGTATCTCATTAATTTCTTCATTATTACCAAAGAAGTTACCTGTAATAGCAAAGAACCTACCTTCGGTATACATTTCGACATTCCCTTTTCTACGTCTTTCTCCAGGGATTGCTGCTTTACCTATAATATGGATTCCCTTGCCACTCATTGATATTTCTGAATATGTTTTTGTAGAATTCATAAAAACATAAACTAAGTTATTTTCTACATCGCCTTGAAGATACCTTTCTAAGTCATCGCCTATATCATCTAAATCAATACCTATATAAGGTGGTTTAAAATAAAAAGCTAGGCCATCTGCATTAAAAGTTGAAACAGCTGAGAGAGCGGTCTTGAAATCAGACCACTTGCTCTCATTTGTACTGCTGCCTAATTCTCCAGTAAACGGATCATAAGGTTTCTTACTCCATTTCCCTCGTTGTTCGTTCCATGAGCGTTTATAAATCCCCCACTGATTTAACTCACGCAACTCTAAGGGAATACGCTCGTAATTATTCATTAGAATGGAAGGTCATCATCTGAAATATCAAATGCTGGTGAGGAATTTACAGATTTTTCAGCGTTGCTTTTCTTCCATTGATGTTGGAGTTCTGGAAATTTAGTGGTTTCGAATTTTTTAATATTTGTATTGTCATACGTTTTCCCGTTGTACTCCGATTGTTCGTTCTTTACTTTTACTTTCGCTGGTCTCATAGCAAAATCTTCAAGGAAATTTTCGAATGATTGATATTCCTTTCCATCAGGAAGGCCAAATGATTTCGCTAGTGACATGATCATTCCACGATTATATTTGCCAGTTTCTTTACTTTTCCAAACTCTATGGAAAAGATGACTGTTTTGTCGGGGTTGTTTAATATCATTTCTGATGACCATATCAAAATTAATGAACTCTGTGCCGCCTTTTGAGGCATCTTCCGTAACGTTGAAAATAACTACCTCATAATCTCCGTCTGGTACTGCTCCAAAATCTTGTGCTTCATTGTAATCTACTTTAAATGCTGTCATAATTAATTACCTCTTCCTTAATAAAATGTATTTTTTACCCATTCGGGTTCTTCTTGTTTTGAATTGAGTTTTTCCAAAGCCCATTTATAAGCTCTTAAAATTGATTCCATTGATACATCTTTGATCAACGATAATTCTTCTAATTGATCGATGGAGTAATGTTGTCCTTGATAAGCAGTGAGTGAGCCAAACATTTTAAAAAGCGGATTTCCTTTCCCTTCAAAACTTACCTTTGCTTTTGCAATCGCATAATTTAATTCTAAAGATTGTTTTTTTGAAAATTTCTTTCTTGAAAGTCGCGCTAGCTTGGCATTTTCTGCATTCAATTCCACCATTTGAACCGCTTCATCAAAAGTAACGGAATTTTCTTTTTCTTCACTTACTATTTCTTGTAAGCAGAACGGGCAATGTGGTTTATTTTCTATCTTTAATAAGCTCTTCAGAAGAAATTGCTGTCCACAATTTGAGCAAGTCATTCTAGGCGCTTCGCTGCTACTTCCATTACTCTTCTTTTTCCTAGCGCTTAACGACCATTCAAATTCATCAGTAGGTAAACCTAAGTTAGCTCCGTTCCCAACATGATCTAACACAATCGAAGTCTTATTTTCTCGATATCTCATGCCTCGCATAGACTGTTGTAAATGTAAGACGATTGATTGCGTAGGCCTACAAAGGATAATCACTCCAACATCTGGTACATTAAATCCTTCGCTGATTAAATCGACATTTGATAATATAGTGATTTTTTTCGATTTGAAATTTGCCATAATATCATCACGTTCTTTAGTAGGTGTTTTCCCATCTGCATGAACCGCATATATTCCATTGTCGTTAAACCATTTAACAATCATCTTGCTTACCTGAATCGTTGGAGCATAAACAATTGCTTGTTGACCATCCGCATATTTTTTATAATTTTTAACAATGTCGCCTTGAATCGTGGCATCTGACTCGAATAATCGCGCAGAACTTTCAGCTTCACGTGACATATTTTTAAAATCTACTTTAGAACGATCAATCAAAGGAATAGAGTACCAACGATAAGGCGCTAGATTGTGATGATCAATCAACCACTGTATGGATGGTCCTTCTACCATTTCTTCGTATATATCTGTAAATCCTTCCCCGTTGAGTCTGTATGGTGTAGCAGTAAAACCTAATCTAGGAATTTTTTTAAAATGGTTATAAATATCCATATAAGTTTTCGCTTTACCATGATGCCCTTCATCCGTAATTATCAGAGACAGCTTGGGCAATTTATTTAACCTGTTCTTAGCCATTACAGCTGACAATATTATGACTTTTGATAAATCTACTTCATTTTGTTCAAGAGTTTCTCGAATGTTATTCAGTAACTCTCTCCTGTGGGCAAGAAATAGTACTGTGCCACCTTTTCTTGTTGCTAATCGAACAATTTCTGCAATTACAACTGATTTGCCACTTCCTGGTGGTGATTGGATCAATACTCCCTTTTTCCCTTGAGATAAATGTTTTCTGGCTTCTTGAACTAGCTTAATCTGATACGGTCGGAGTTGATACATTCGGTTCACCGCCCGCTCTAACAACCAATTGTTCCACCAAACACCCACTACGTTCATCTAATCTGTTTTTTGCATAAACGTTACTAGTAGGCTTTAGTATTAAGCCTCTTGTTTCATTACCATCGTCATCTTTTTTTATTACAAGTCTGCCAACTACATCACATAAGCCTAAAAAATTATTTAAAATTTTTGATCTTATATCTGGCATTGATCTTGTAAAAAATTGTCCATTAGGTTCTGTATATGTGTCTGTTGTTTCCCATGCAGTCAGGACTATTCGGCAATCTAAATTATTCAATGCTCTAAGACCTCGCAAATTCATAAAATCTGTTCTTTGATAGTCGGCTTGAGAAGGAACACCACTATTTTTTCCTTTCTTGCCTAAATCTTCCAATTGCGCTTTGAACAATTCAGAAATGTTATCTACACAAATATTGTCGAATTGCTTTTCGTAGGAAGATTTATTTGCGACTAAGTCTGAAATAGTATCAAGCCATTCTTGCCAAATATCAGAAGAATCTAATTCCCACACTTCAATATTTTCTTTATTAGGATGCTTTGCCAATGTCGATGATGATCCGTCAACATCTAATACCAATGATTTACCTGGAAGAAATCCTAAAGAATAAGTTTTTCCCATACCAGGATTTGCGTAAATCATGTAAGTTCCTTTTTCGACTGATAGATCTTCGGCTTTTATTTTTTTTACCATTACTCATACCTCCATTTTCATCACCTTATCCGCAAACCTTTTGTTTGGACGAGTTCAGCACCAGGAATATCTCCGTGCTTCAGTTCCTCCTTCAATTGCTTTTTATCCAATTTGGGAGGCACAGGGGTAAAGAATCCTTTTGGAATTAAGTTCTCATTGATTACATTGACCGATACTGGATTATTTTGAATTCCAATGTTGAATAATTCACCTTTAATCTTCGTTTTACCAGTCTTTTCCATTTCCTCTTGTAAATAGTGTTTGATACTCTTAGCATTGTTCAAAAGCGATGTCTTACGTTCCTGTAGACGTTTAATTTCACTATCGATTAACTCAGCTTTCCCTTCTACTTCTTTAACTATTTTTGCTAAGTTTTCTGCCTTATACTCGATCGCTTCATTAATCGAATCGAGAGTATCGCGAAGAATTTCTTCATCCAATTGTTCTGCCAGTTCCAGGACTTTGATATATGACTCGCTGAGTTGGTAAAGAGTTGCCATTCTTTTGTGCCTCCTTTAATAATTTTGCAATTTGTTCAAAAGCTAGGATTGCCTCATCCAAATCCAATTCCACAGAATCATCAATTTGCTCGAAAGCAAGGTTTGTTTCTTCAATATCACTTGCTTGATAGATACCAATTTTTCCATTGTCATAAAGATCAAATACTAAAATTCCCGACGCATCTATATTGCGCAGTTTGTATTCGTCTTTTAAAAAGATGCGGTCTAGTGTATCCGTTGCAATTAGCATTTACGGTTCATTCCTTTCTGTGGTAAAATATAGAAAGATAGTTTATTTCCTTGACACGATCATGCTTGCTGGCGTTCGTGTCTTTTTTTCGCTCTATATTCAGCTTCATCAAGCCCAATGAAAATCCAAACCATGTAAACGATCGTTCCTATCAACGCTTGTCTGCTTCCCCAAAGCCCTAAAGCATAGACGATTAGCGGTGCGCTGAATACTAATGTTCGATTAAACTTTCCCATGTTGACCTCCTTTTAAATACTGATACAAAGCGATACTACTAAACCTCCACTCTCTGCCAACTTTCGCTGCTGGAATCTTTCCAGATTCGGCATCTTTAGTCAGCGTGCGCGTTGTGGTTTTCAAATATTCCGCAGCTTGCTTTGTATCCCACACTTCATTTGCAATCTCAGATTCTGCCAAAGAAGCTTTGAGGTCTGAGAGGTTAACTAAAGCTAGTTGCTCCATTGATTAATTCCTCCCTATCGAATTTTATGATCGCGAATAACTTCCAGAATAAAGGCGTTAACAGCTGGACCTTTATCTTTTCCACTTAAAACACGCTGAATCCAAGTTCTCGATCTACCATATGCAGTGGCCAAATCGTATTCTGAAATATTATTTGCTTTCATAAATTCTTTGATGGCTTCCCGCCCATTATCGATATTACTCACTTCACACACTTCCTTTCTTTTTGTTTAGAAAGAAAATTGGATAGAAAAGTATATTTTTAGTTGACTGCAAACTATACTATAGTGTAGTATATAGTCATAGTTAAATAAGCCTACAACAAACCCTTTATTATGCAATCGGTCGCCAAACTTAATGCTATAAGGTGTGTTTTTAGTTTGCTTTTTTTCTATCCAATTAACTTACAAAACCAATATACACTATAGTGTTGTTTATGTCAACGCAAAACTACACTTTTTTATTGGTTTTTTGTAAAGAAAAAAGGAGAATGCTGGTATGACAGTATTTGAGCGGATAAAATTTCTTGCAAAAAAACATTCAAAAACAATGAAACAAGTAACAATTGATTTAGGATACAGTGAAAACTATTTCTATAGTTTAAAAAGTGGAAAACAACCATCCGCTGAAAAATTGCAAGAAATTGCTGACTATTTCAATGTCTCTGTAGACTACCTTCTAGGTAGAGAAGAAAGAGAAACGCCTAAATTTGTGGATTTATCAGAAGATGATACTGTATTTTCTTTTGACGGAAAAGAAATATCTAAGGAGACAATGCGTAAAGCGATTGCAATTGCTAAAGCTTTAGAGGAAAATGAATAGTTGGAGTGATGGGTTGTATGTATTTAAAGTTGAAAGAAATGCTGAGTGAGTATAATTTAAAGTTAATCTATATGGAAATGGAAGAACCAGGTTTTTATTATCCAAAACCAAGAATAGTATTTTTGAATGAAAAACTACACGAAGACAGTTCTGAAGCTTTTCATTTAGCCCACGAGCTCGGTCATTTCATTGCTTCACATTTTGAATATTCAGTACTGTACGATAACTCTACAACTTTTCATTCAAAATTCGAAACTGAAGCTGATAAAATTGCAATTATGATTTTACTAAATATCTTTATTGAGAATGAACTGACTGATGAATCCCAGTTTAAATTAGAAAATTTCATGAAGTTCTACTCTATCAATAATAAGTTAAGAACAGAATGTTTTAATGTTTGCCAGTCTTATTTCAAGAAAAAATACTCTTATGCACAGTAAAAAAAGCCCGTGCTGCAACACGGACTAAAATCTCGTTTCTAAGATCCTACATATAAATAATATCATAGGAATGAGGAGTAAAAAAGTTGTTAGAGAAAGAAAATGTAAAAAGAAACAAAGGAAAGAGCAAAATAATGAAAAAGAAAAAAGGTACACAATTATCCATTGATTCACCAAACTGGTTATTAATTATTATAGTTTTATGTTTTGCAGCTTTTATAATGGTATCACCCCAAGTATATCTTCATAGTGTTATATTAGGGAATGATATTATGTTTCATTTTAATAGGTTTTATGAAACTTATATGCAGATAAAAACCGGTAATTTTAATTTCTTTCAATCCCTGTATTCTTTTCAGAGTTCTGGCAGAATTATTACTGCTTTTTATGGCGCAGATTTCGCTTATTTGCAAGGGCTACTTTTAATAATCTTAAAATCATGGTTTAAATATCAACTTGTCTCCTCTTTCAGTTGCTTTTTTATAGCTGGCGCTTCGATGTTTTGGCTAACTTATAAGTGTAAAGTACGAACTAACATAGGATTAATCATCGCTTTGTTGTACATGTCTTCATCAGCAGTTTCGTATTATCCTATTGCTCAAGCTTTTACTGGTTGGGGTGCTGCTTTAATGCCGCTTCTTTTTGTTCCAGCAATTGAAGCATTAAAAAATAAAGAAAGCCCTATTCGTCCATTGCAACTTGCAATCCCTGTAACTTTATTACTATCTACTCATTTACTTTCATTAGTAATTGGAATATTAGCTATTTTACCTTTTTACGTTATTGCTTTTATTAATACAAAAAATAAACTGAACATGATTATTCGCTTAGCAGAATCTATAGGGTTAACCATGCTATTTTCTGCTAATACAATAATTGGATTTATAGATGTCTATCTAAGTAATAAAATATTATCCCCTTCTCCGATAAGTCAAATGTTGAGCCAAAGTATGAGTTTCTCTTTGGAAGGAAACTCTTGGGGAAATTATGGCCTAGTATTTACTGCAATTTTCTTTGCTGTAATAATATATTTCTTTTTAAATTGGGCTAAAACTAGTCTTACTTCAAAAGTAATCGTTATTGTTGGAGCCTTTTTTATGTTACTTTCTTCCAAATTATTACCTTGGAACTCTATCCCTCATATGTTTAAATTTGTTTCATTTTTCCAATTTCCACAAAGATTCTCAGTCATTGCTTTTGTTTTACTTTTATTATCATTTGCTCTTATATTGCAAGAATCAAAACTACTTAAAGATGTTGACAAAAAGTACTATATATTAACTTTACTGTGTGCTCTATTTTCAATATTTAATGTATATAACCTTATGTATGACCAATCTTGGCACTGGAATACAAATGATCCCACCGCTGCAGGAAACAATAAAAGTTCTATGGTTGAAAAAGATCCTCAAAAGTTAAGGGAAGCCTTTTATAATAAAGATCTAAATATTGCCTTGAAAGCAATCCAAAAAGGAACTCCTGACTATTTACCTGTACAAAAAAATGTAGAATCATCAGATGTATTAAAACAAAACCCTTATGAATTGTATACAAACCAAATAATAAATAACAATGTACATTTTAATAAGACTGTAACTAGTGATTCTAAACTTCGTTTAACTTGGACTAATAATTCAAATGAGGAATCCGATATTCAATTGCCTATAATAATTTATAATCATAGTACAGTAACTTTGAATGGTAAAAAACTAACTCCAAACGAAATTAAAACTACTCAAATTGGAGCTGCTATTGTTACATCGAGTCCAGGAAAAAATACTTTGGTTATCGGTTATAAGCCATTTGTTTTATTTAAAATAGCCTTTCCAATAAAAATATTGTCTATACTTTCAACTATCATTTATGTCATCTACAAGTATAAAAAAACAAAAATAATCGAAATATAAAAATTACAAAAGATTAATATGTTATGTGATGATTCGCAAACAACCAGACGTGGAAGAAGGGGAAATAGCAGCTGTAGTAATCAGCGGCGACAATGAAGCGACGTTGAAAAGAGTTAAAAGACAAAATGGGCTAACGATGTTGATACCGGATAACACAGATTATAAGCCTTATATCATAACAGAATCAAACCCCGATACAATATTAGGTAAAGCGGTAAAAGTTAGTTTTAATCTATAAAAAATACCCCAGTCATAGTTGGCGCTGCGGCTAGGGATTAGTATTTATTATCATAGTAGAAAGAAGGAAAAGAATATGCCAAATTACGTTGTATTGCAAGTTGTATTAAGAGAAAAATTTATAGGAAAAGGTTCGCAAAACCTATCAGAACTTGAAAACACTATAAATAGACAGTGTTCTAAAGGTTATCGATTACACACTATTTCCACTACAAACGGTGGTAGTAAAGGTTTCGGTGGTGGCGATAGAATCCAAGCTACTTTAGTTTTCGAAAGTCTGTAAAATAAAAAAACACGCCCCACCGACCAAAGCGAGCGTGCTCTAAGAAAAAACAAACCTACACAATAGGCTTATTCACGTGTCTATTGTATCAGAGAAAGAGAGCTGATTCAATTATGTCAGAAGTAACAGGATACTTAGAACAAGTAGACAACGAAACATATAGACTAAGAGCTGTATTAGGGTACAAACCTGATGGCTCGGCAAAAAGAAAAAGCAAAACTATAAAAGCGAATAGTAAAAGAGCGGCATATAAAGAATTGAACATCTGGTTAGAGCAATTCGAAGGAATGACCGATGATTCGTTGGATTTATTCAATATAACTTTTGGTGAATTTTATAGAAAAATATGGCTTTCAGAGGCCGAAAAAAATTTAGAGCCAAAGTCTTATCATAACTATAAGCGAATGATCGAGAATAGATTTCTTGATAAATTTGATTTTATCCCTCTAATCGATATCAAACCATACATGATAAAGAAAATTGTTGTTAATGCTCAAAGAATCAATACAAAAGATCCTGGAAGAAACTCTGATAAACCTTTATCAAGAAATACAAAGCTTCGTATGTTATACGCCGTTAACAACTTATTTTTGATGGCTAAAAATGAGTACGGAGCAATTAAAGAAAATCCTGTGGAAAATGTAAAAATACCAAAAGAAAAAGGCGTAAAAAAGAATATCGAAGAACCTTATTCAGAAGAAGAAATTCATGCAATGCTAAAAGCAGCATTTGAGGAAAGTATAGAAATTAAAACTTTAATTGTTCTAGCATTTATTACAGGAGCAAGACAAGGAGAAATTGCAGCTTTAGAAGAAAAAGATATTGACTTTGACAAACAAGAAATAAGATTTCATCAGCGGATTTCAGAAGTAGATGGAAAATCAGATATTCGGTTGCTGCCGGGGTTGAAAAATGATGATGATGAAAAAATTGTAACCGGTCCTGCTTATCTATTTGATATGTTAGATGAATTAATCAAAGAGAATAAAAAGATTCGTTGGAAATTAAATGTAAAGAAATTAAAACACTATTTTATATTTGATACAAAACAAGATGGAACTTTGCCACGTGGAAGTTATCTGTATAAGAAGTTCAAACGATTCACCAAACGTCACAATTTGCGTCACATTCGTTTTCACGACATTAGACATACATCAGCTACCTATTTGCTTAGCGATCCTAATATGACTCCAAAAGAGCTTCAAAAACGATTAGGACACCGAGATTTTAATACTACAATGAATGTTTATGGCCATGTCTTACGCAAAGAAAAAGATACAGCAACTACAGCGTTTGAAAACCTATTAAAAAAAGACATAAAATAACACTAAAAAAATATATTTTCGGGTATAAACTCGGGTAGGATATATAAAAAATTGGGATAATTTGCGGTATATAAGTATGTAAAAATGCTGTAAATTCGCTTATCTTCATTTAAAATATCATTAAATAACGAACTCTTAATCAGCGGGTCGCGGGTTCGAGCCCCTCACGGCCCATTGGGTGCCAAACCCACGGAACAGGTAAATGTTGGTGCGAAAGCATTTCGAAAACATTTACGCTGTTCTTTTTTTATTTTCGCCGTTTGTATAATTAAGCGAGACAAATAAAAAAGCCATTTATGTTACACTCAAATTGTAATACCCGCTAAAGCATACAAGGAGAGTGAACATAAATGACTTATACCCATCTTACACCAAACGAGCTTGTAATGATAGAAGCATATTTTCATCAAGAAACTCCGGTTGCTATCGTTGCGAAGCAGCTTAAACGTGGACGCCAAACAATTTACAATGTCTATAACTTTCTCAAATGTGGTGGAACAGCACTTGAATACTTTGAACAATACAAAGAAAATAAGCGACGTTGTGGGAGAACCGAAATCATTTTTCCTGCTGAGGAAAAAGAATACATTGAAAAAAGATCAACTGAAGGTTGGACCCCAGACGTCATTATTGGCCGTGCAGAGCGAACCTTCTCTTGTTCAGTAAGTACCCTCTATCGCCGGTTTAAGACGGGAGAATTCAATGTTTTACATTTACCGATGCAAGGAAAACGAAAACCAAATGNTCCACCATAAAAGTGCCGTCATCACACTCGTTGAGCGACTTTCAAAAGCCATTATCGCCTTGAAACCAGAAGGCCGTAAGGCAGTTGATATTGAAAATTCGATTAATGAATGGCTTCAATCCGTACCCAAAAATCTTTTCAAATCAATTACCTTTGATTGTGGAAAAGAATTCTCTAATTGGAAAAGTATTAGTAATACGAATGATATTGATATTTATTTCGCAGACCCAGGAACGCCTTCCCAACGGGGATTAAATGAACATTCAAACGGACTCCTCCGAAAAGATGGACTACCAAAAGAAATGGAATTCAACCAAGTCAATCAAGGATTCATCTCATCCGTTGCGTCCAAAAGAAACCATATCCCTAGAAAATCACTAAATTACCAAACACCATTAGAAGTTTTTTTGAGTTACGTAAATGGAAAGTTTTGTCTCGCTTAA